TCGACAATTCGTGCGCGCAGGTTAATAATCTGCGCACGCGATACCCGAAGCTTGCGGGATTACAAGCGCTGACCACTTGGGAAACCATGCAATGACTGATGAAACTTTGGGCGAGACTACCGAACAAACAGAAGTGTTGGACGTTGAACAGTCGCAACAGGCCGAAAACAGCGACAGTGAGGCCGGGTCGCAAGCCGCGCAGGAATTAGCAGCAGAGCAGGCAAACAAAACCCCTGAGTGGGTCCAACGCCGATTCGCTGAAATGACCCGCGCTAGACATGATGCACAACGGGAAGCCGACACGCTCCGGGCAGAGGCAGACACCTATCGCCGCTTGCTTGAAGCCACGCAACAAGGCGAACAGCCGGACCAGACTCAGCAACCAGCGGTGAAAGCGCCGGTAAATGACGAGGAACGCATCCGCCAAGCTGCGCAGAAGCTCAACGCTGAACAAAGCTTTAACGCTCGATGCAACTCCGTCTTTGAAACGGGAAAGGCAGAGCTTCCAGGCTTTGAAGAAAGCGTTAAGAACTTGGGAATGCTGGGCGTACCTCAGGATTTCATCGCGGGCGTTGTTGGCCTGGATGACGCTCACAAGGTGCTGCACGCCTTGGGATCGAATCCTGATGAGGCAATCCGCATTCTGTCCCTTCCCCCATTGCAGCAGGGCCGAGAACTTGAACGCATTGCGTCCAAAGCCCCGGCCCGAGTCACCAAACCGGTATCCAACGCGCCAGAGCCGATTAACTCTCGCATCGACACAGGGGCACCCTCGGGCAAATCCCTTGAAAACATGTCGATGGACGAATTCATCGCGGCGCGCAACTCACAGTCCAAAAGGTAACCAGTCATGGCCAACTCACTTTTAACGATCAGCATGATTACCCGAGAAGCGCTGCGCCTGTTCATGAACAGCAATGCCTTCCTCAAAAACATCGACCGTCAGTACGACAACCAGTTCGCAAAACAAGGCGCGAAAATCGGTTCGACTCTGAAAATTCGGCTGCCCAACGATTACATTGTGCGTTCTGGCGCGGTGGCAACCCCGGCTGACACGGTTGAACAGTTCACCTCACTGACAGTCAGCGCCCAAAAAGGTGTTGATATGGCGTTCACCTCGGTGGACATGGCCCTGTCGTTGGATGACTTTTCAAAGCGCATCCTGTTGCCTGCCATGAACAACCTGGCGGGTGCTGTTGCCGCCGACGTTATGACCGCAACAGAGAGCGCGTCGGCGTTCATCTTCAAAGATGGTGGCTCCGGTGTGATCTCTACGCCAACCATGACCGAGTGGTTGCTTGCTGGCGCCAAGCTGGACAACAACAGCGCACCGCGTACCAGTGCATCGCGCCGTGCCATGCTTGATCCGCTGACCCAGGCCCGTACCGTGTCGAGCCTGTCCGGTCTGTTCCAAAGCCAAACCAAGTTGAAGGATCAATTTGAAACCGGCCAAATGGCAAACGACGTGCTGGGCTTCGACTGGTACATGGATCAAACCATCCTGAAACACACGCCTGGCAGCTTCACCGCAGGCACCGTCAACGGCGCTTCGCAAACCGGCTCGACGCTCACCACGAACGCCATCACCGGTACACTGAAAAAAGGCGACATCATCACCATCGCTGGTGTTTTTGCCGTTAACCGCATCACCAAGCAATCGACTGGCGAACTGCAACAGTTCAACGTTACCGCTGACGTACTGACTGCGGCCACCTCGATTCCGATCTATCCGGCAATCGTTGTTGCTCCAGCGGCCTACGGCACCGTAACTGCATCCCCGGCTAACTCGGCGGTGATCAGCTTGCTCGGCGCACCGAACACCATCTACCGTAAAAACCTGGCCTATGTGCCGGAAGCCATCACTATGGCAACGGCTGACCTTGAGTTGCCGAATGGCGTACAGCAAGCGGCTCGCGAATCCTACGGCGGCGTAAGCCTGCGTATCGTCGGCCAGTACGACATCATCAACGACCGCTTTATCTGGCGTCTCGACATCTTGTACGGCTTTGTCGCCGTGCGTCCTGAGTGGATTTGCGTCGTTGGTGACGCACTTTAACGCCGACGGGCGTTGACTGTTACACTCGAAAGCCTCCCGCATTGGGGGGCTTTTTTACTTTCAGAAACGGAGAAACAACCATGTTCGAATTCCCTAAATGGAAATACTCGGCAACTGGCGCAGTGATCGTCGATGACGAAGCGGCTGAAACTGCATTGGGCGCCGGTTGGTTCAACTTCCCTGACGAGGTGACACACGACACCGAGGACAAGTTAGCGGCAGAGCTGGCAGCAGCCGATCAGGCCAACAAGGATCTGGAAGCCTTGCGTGCTACGGCGGCAGACCTTGGCATCAAGGTTGATGGACGCTGGCAGGGTCCGCGCCTTGAGGACGAAATTAAGGCGAAGATCCTGGCGAATGGTGAAAACCCAGCCGCTGATACTACCGCGACAGAAACCGAGGCATAAGCCATGACGACGCCCGTAGAACTGATCAACCTTGCGCTCAAACAATCGGGCGTCATTGGTGTCGGACAAACCGCCTCGGCAGAGGATATGCAGGACTGCTTTAAGCTCATGCAAATGATGCTTGCGCAGTGGCAGACCAAGCGATACATGATGTACCACTTGGTCAACCTGTCTATTCCCTGCACCGGGGCACTGTCCTATTCCATCGGACCGGCTGGCGACATCGCAATGGCTTCACGCCCGAACGAGATCATAAGCGCCTTTATCCGGCTTCCCGCTGTCGGATCGACCAACAAGATTGACTACTCGTTGAACATCATCAGGGCGCGTGAGGATTACGACCGCATCCTGGCAAAGACGATGGGTTCCATGCCGTCGTTCCTGTTTTATGACTCAGGGTTCCCGCTCGGCATGCTCTACGCCTGGCCGGTTCCGTCGAGCGTCTACGAACTTCACGTTACCGTTCTGGACCAGTTCCAGACCTTTGCCACGGTAGCGGACACGTTCGTCCTGCCTGCGCAGTATGAGGAGGCGATCATGTACAACTTGGCTGGTCGCCTGCGCCCAATGTACGGAATGCAGCCTGACCCATCTATCACCGCACTGGCGAAGGCTTCGCTTAACTGCCTGCAATCGGCAAACATCCAGCTACCGCGTATGCAGGTTCAACCATTCCTGACCTCTCGTGGCCGCTATAACATTTACACCGACCAGGGGAATTGATCGATGAAAGTCCCTCTAAGTGGCAGCGCCTACACCGCTCGCAGCGTGATTGCCAGTGCGCAGCGCAGCGTCAACCTGTACGGTGAACACAACCCAGAAGACGCACCCTATCCGGCGACCTATTACCCAACCCCTGGAATTACCACCATTGCTACGGCACCCGTCACCGGCTGGCGCTGCCTGTACACGGCCACGTCTGGCGCTGTTTTTGGCGTGGTGAACACAATGGTCTATCAGATCAACAGTGACTTTTCGCTGACCTATATCGGGTTCATCGGTTCGCCCGCTGGCCCGGTGTCGATGGTTGATAATGGAATTAGCCTTCTGATCGTGGACGGATCGAGTTCGGGCTGGGTTTACGACATGTTTGCAAAGACGTTCATTGTCATAAACAGCCTCAATAACTTCTATGGCGCCGACCGTGTTGACCTCGTTGACGGGTTTTTCATCCTCAACCGTACACTGTCCAATCAGTGGTATATCTCAAACTTCTTGAGTGCGACATTCGACCCGCTAGACTTCGCCGCCAAGACGGGATTTTCCGATAACGTGGTAGCCGTGGCAGCAGCTAAGCGGCAGGTGTTCGTGTTCGGCACGTTCACGACCGAGGTCTGGTACAACTCCGGCGCCGCCGCCTTCCCGTTCGCCCGCATGCCTGGCGCGTTCATCCAGTTCGGGTGCGCGGCGCCTTCGACCGTGCAGCAGATTGACGGATCAATCTATTGGCTGGCCCGCTCGCCAAGTGGTGGTGTTCTGGTCATGCGCACCGAGAACTATGACCGGGCGCGTCTATCGACCTTCGCCATCGAAAAGGAATTCCAGAGCTACGGCTACATCACCGACGCCCAGGCCTATATCTATCAACAGGACGGCCACGCCTTCTATGTGATCAGCTTCCCAACGGCTAACAAGACGTGGGTCTTCGACATCGCCACCAACGAATGGCACGAGCGGGTGTGGCATGACACCAGTGGCAACGAGAACAGGCAGCGCCAGTGCTGTCACGCGATCATGGACGGCTACAAACACATCGTTGGCGACTGGCAGACCGGGCAGCTTTACCTGATGGACAACAACACTTACACCGACGATGGTGCCCCGGTTCGACGCATCCGGTCATTCCCGCACTTGCTGTCTGACGGTGATCGGGTCATGTACCGCACATTGATCGCCGACATGGAAGTTGGGCGCGGCGTGCCGTCATCGACAGAGGCGCCGGAGATCCGCCTGCGCTGGTCCGACACCCGGGGCATATCGTGGGGGAATTACGTTTCGCAGGATCTCGGTCCCACTGGTGATTTTCTGACATGCGTCCAGTTCCAGCGCCTCGGTATGGCCCGCGACCGGGTGTTTGAGCTGTCATGGTCTGGCAACTGCAAAACAGCCCTGTCCGGCGCATTCATTGATGCCCAGCCAGCGAGTAGCTAAGCCATGAACCTCGACACGACAGTACCGGACTTTTCCATCCCTTTCGTTAATCCGCAAACGGGCCAGATCGATTACATTTGGTTTCAGTTCATGATCAAGTTGCTCGACAGGACCACGGCCTCTACGTCGTCAGTCCTGTCGGTTTCCGGGTCAACTCCCATCGTTTCGTCAGGAGGGGCAACCCCAGCCATCAGCATCCTGGCGGCCAGCGTATCCAACGCCGGATCGATGTCAGCAGCCGACAAAGCGAAACTCAATTCGATGTCTAACGGCGCCGCTGTCGCATCAGTGTCCGGCACGGCGCCGATCACCTCAACTGGCGGGGCATCGCCAACTATTGCCATTACCAACGCCACGATCAGCGCTGACGGCGCCATGTCTGCGCTCGATAAGGTGAAGTTGAACGGGATCGGCACCGGGGCGACGGTTACAGGCGTTACCGGCACGGCACCAATCGTTTCGAGTGGTGGCGCGGCTCCGGCGATCAGCATCACGAATGCCACAACGTCGGCTGACGGATCGATGACAGCGGCAGATAAAACCAAACTGAATGGCATAGGGACTGGCGCCACAGTGGTCAGCGTAACGGGTACGGCGCCTATCGTGAGTTCGGGCGGCGCCAACCCAGCGCTCAGCATCAATGCGGCCACTACATCAACGGCTGGCTCAATGTCGGCGGCGGATAAGACAAAGCTTGATGGCTTGGTTATCGCCAACATGAGCAACTTCATGGTTCACCAGACCGTATCGCAGTCGGTAGTCGGTGGTGTGCCGCTCAAGGCGACGTTTACCACGAAAGACTTTGACGACCTGACCGAGTACGACACGGCCACCTCCCGGTTTATTTGCAACAACACCGGGACGTATGTCTTTGCGGCGGGCGTCGTTGGTAGTCAGGCCACATTAGTTCGTCGGCAGCTCGCTATTTACGTCAACGCGGTCATGTATCAGATCATCCAGGACGCATGGAGTACGGGGCCTATGTGCATCGCTGGGAGTTCGGCGCCGATCAAGTTGAATGCCTTTGATCAGGTGTCTGTCGAGTATTACAGCGACCAGCCGGAGACAACGACCACTGGCAAACAGAACACCTATTTCGGCGGCTGGCGCATCAAATAAGCCTTGATTGGCACAGTCTTTGAAAAGGCCGATAATCGCCAAAACCCCTACATTCGACAGGACAAAAATTAACATGCGGAACTTCCTACTGATCGGCCAAGGCATCAACACCACGCCATTGCTGGCCGCTATCGCTCGCAAACCGGAGCTTTGGACCGCTGACACCTATCTCCGCGACTACCCACAGGGGCCGTTCGGGGAGATCGATTCAATCATTCTTCGCTTCCCGGTCAAGTCGGTGAAGGAAACCGAAGCCGAGGTGCTTGATCACTTTTCGAAGTACGACCAGCACGAATGTATTGACCAGCCAGCCTATGCCCTGTTGCCAGAAGCTCGCCCACTCATCATGGCCCTGATGGCCTATGTAGGCGGCACTCGGCTCGGGCGCGTCATGATCAACCGAATCAAGCCTGGCGGCGTGATATTCCCGCATTGCGACACGCCAGAACATGCGGAATATTGGTCGCGGCACCATATCTGTCTACAGGCAGAGCCGGGGGTGGTTTTCCGTTGTGAAGACGAGCGCGTTTACATGGGACCGGGCGAGACGTGGTACTTCGACAACTCGCTGGAACACGAGGTCATCAACAACAGCCGGACAGACCGTATCTCAATGGTCGTCGATGTGAGGTGCGCATGATTACCGTAATGGTCGAATCGCTTGAAGAACACTTGCCGGAGCTGATGCCGCTGCTTCCACTTCACTTTGAAGAACTGGCACTTAATAAGGATAAAGTCCCTCTTTCTCCGCAATATGACGTCTACCTTGGCCGTGAACGCCAAGGCCAGCTGATGTTTATGGTGGTGCGCGACGGCGGCGAACTGATCGGGTACTTCATCGGCTTCGTTGCTCCGGGCCTGCATTACTCGACCTGCTTAACTCTGATCATGGATATTTTCTATATCCACCCAGACCACCGAGGGAACAGCACCGGTTATAAGCTGTTCAAGGCTGTCGAGGAAGAGGCGCGGCGCCGTGGTGTGGATCGTATGTTTGTCGGCTCTAAAGTCCACCTTGATGCATCCTGGCTCTTTGAGCGCCTTGGGTATGAAAAGGTAGAAACCACTTACACGCTCTGGATGGGGGAATAAATCATGGTCGCAGCAGCAGTAGTTGGCAGCGCCGTCGTTGGCGGCGTTGCTTCAAACATGGCGGCAGGAACTCAAGCAGATGCCGCGAACAGATCGGCAGATATGCAGCAGCAGGCCGCGCAAGATGCAGCAGGTCGCCTACAACCCTATGCGGCAGCCGGACAGCAGGCTTTAAACCCGCTTTGGTCCGCTATGGGATATACAAACCAATCTGACCCGGCAGCCGTTTCTCAAGCACAAAGCAAATTGCAAGGTCTTATCGACCTGAAAAACAAAAACGGATGGAGCGGCCAGATTGACCAGGCAATTTCCAGCGCTCAATCAGAATTAGAAAGCGCGCAAAAAGGACCTTTGGCTGTTGATCCAAATTCAACGCTACAGAAGCAGTTCAGTTTTAATCCGTCCGACCTGCAAAACACCCCAGGCTATCAATTCACAATGCAGCAGGGCCTGCGCGGCGTGCAGAACCAAATGTCTAGCCAAGGGCTTGGGTTGTCAGGTGCCCAGATCAAGGGGGCTGAGACGTACGCAACGGGGCTTGCTGACAACACCTATAACCAGCAATACAACAACGCTCTAAGCACCTATAACACCAATTATCAGACAGCATCAAACAACGTTAACCGCCTGCAAAACATGGTGAATATGGGGCAGAACTCGGCAGCAGGCCAAGGGCAAGCGGGCATGGCTGGCGCGGCCGGTGCGGGCAACTACACCACCCAGGCAGGCAACGCGACCGCTTCTGGCTACATGGGCATGGCGAACGCTGCAAACTCCGGCGCGCAGAACTACATGACCTATAACGCCCTGTACGGGGACAGCGCAAACAGCGGGACACCATCGTCTGTAAACCTTGGCGATACTTTCAGCGGCTTCAACTTCTAAGGGGCGCATGCCATGCCAATTGATCCAACCATAGCTGTCGGGCAAGCGCCTCAGAACTTCACACAGACGCTTGGCAATATTTCCCAGCTCAAGGGGCAGATGCTCCAGCAAAACCAGCTCACGCAACAGATGGGCGCCAATCAGGCTACATCACAGGCCATCCAGCAATCTACCGACCCGACCACTGGGAAAATTGATACCAATAAGCTCTCAGCGATCATGTCCCAAGATCCACGAGCGGCTTACAACCTGCTGCCAACACAGAATTCAATTCTGGAGAATCAGCAGAAACAAATCGGTATTGACTCAAGTCAGTTCGATTTGGCTAAAAAACGAAGCGACTACATGCAAGGGGCTATGGGTAGCCTGCTGAGCAAGCCAAATATATCTCCAGATGATTTTTACACCATCGCCGCCGATGCCGTTAAAAATGGCGTAATACCCGCCGATATGGCTGCTAAGCAGTTGTCTAGTCTGCCCACCGATCCAACTGCCCTACGCGAAAAGGCACAACAAATGTTGTTCCAGGCCCAGGATACAGCCGGGAAGCTCCAGATGATGATGCCGCAGAACAATGTAATGGATCTTGGCGGGGCAAAAGTCGCCACAAGCACGAACGCCATGACGGGTCAGGTCACGCCAATGGCTCAGTTCAACAACACAATGGCACCCGGCGATGCGAACAGCATGGTGCAGGTCTACAACCCACAAACACAGTCAATGGTCATGGTCACCAAGGCCCAGGCTGCGCAGATGGCGAACGGCGGCGGTCAAGGCCAGCAAGATCCGTCAACAATGGGCCTTCCGGGCACTGGCGCGAACGGGCGTTATCCGCAGCAGCAACAACAGCCAATGATGCCGGGTATCCCGGGCGGCGGGCTGTCGGCAGGCCCGTCGTTGGGAGCTGGCGCGGCGGCGGATGTTACGGCGGCAGGGGCGGCGAAGAATGCACTGTCATTGCAGGCCAACGCCGAAGGATCGCCACAGCGCGTTATGTTCCTGCAAAACATGGCGAAGGAATTGCAGAACTTCAATGCAGGCCCAGCCGCAGATTGGACAGCGAAGGCCAAGGCACTCGCATTGCAGGCATTCCCCGGTGCGTCGGTGGCAGCAGGAATCGATCCGTCAACCGTGGCATCGAAAGAAGAGTTCACGAAATACGCCACGAACTTGGCGATGAACTCAGCAGCAGGATTGGGCGGCGGCACCGACTCACAACTGGCGACGGCGGTATCTGGTAACCCCCATGCCGAACTCAGCAGCCTCGGCAACGCGCAGATCATTCAAGTGCTGACAGGGATCGAACGCGGCGTGCAGGCCAAAAACATGGCCTGGCAGAACTCCGGCGTTCCTCCTGAGCAGTACGGCAAATGGTCGGCGCAGTGGTCCAAACAGGTTGACCCGCGTGTTTTTGTTGCGCCTGAAATGTCCCAGGAAGATCGCGCCAAGATGTACAACGCATTGAAACCGGCAGATCAAGAGCGGTTTATGCAGTCGTACCGCACCGCGATTCAGAGCGGGATCATTCAACGCCCAACGCAGCAATAGGGGCTTGAGCCATGTCATTTGAGAAACTGTTAGACCAGGCCGGACGCGTTTATAACGTCGATCCGGCCTTATTGCGTGCGCAGATGATGGCGGAAAGCGGTGGCAACCCTAATGCCGTCTCAAACCAGAACGCGCAAGGGGCGATGCAGATCATCCCATCAACCCAAAAAGCTTTGGGCGTCACCGACCCGTATGACCCGGCGCAGTCAATCAACGGCGCTGCCAAACTGATGGCAGAGAATCTAGACCGCTATGGGAACGTGGCGGACGCCGTACGCGCCTATCACGGGGGGACGGACCAGGCCAATTGGGGGCCAAAGACTCAGGCGTACGCGCAGAAGGTTTTGAACAGCTACGGCGGCGCGGCGCCACAACCGCAGGGAAACCAGCAAATGAGAACTGCACAACAGCCGCAGGATGACTTGGCGAACGACTTCGCTATGCCGAGTGCAAAAGCGGCGCCGGTTTCAGCGCCAGCCCAGGCCCCGGCAATGATGGGCGGTATTCCGCAGGCCCAGGCCCAGCAAGCCCCGGCTGATGACTTGGCGAATGACTTTATGATGCCATCCGCCAAAGCTCCTACAGCAGCCGTAGCGCCTCAATCACCACAACAAGCGGCGATGGCTCAGCAGCAGCCAGTAAACGCCGCGCAGGCACCTAACCAGCAGCAAGGTGGCATTCTTAATGGCATTTACAACTATGCCAAGGACGCCATCAATCCAGAACTCATCGGCGCCGCCGCAGTCGAGGGCCTGAAACGCGGCGTCGATACTCCGGTCGAGTACCTGACGAAGTGGATGGGCGGCGATTACAACGCCCAGGTTGCCACCGATAAGGCTCGGCGCGATGCCTACGACGCAACCAAGCCGGGAGCGGCGGCTACCATTGCAAGGCTTGGCGGTGAAATGGCAGGCCCAGCCGGTGAAATGCTGGGTGCTGGTCGTATCGCCACAGCCGGGGGCAATGCGCTGTTGAGTGGAATGCGCGCCACTGAGGCAGGATCGGCAGTGGCTCCGGCACTGGCATCCGCAGGAAATTTCCTTGCGGGCAACGGTGGGTTCCTTTCCCGTGTGGCGAATATGTCGGGGCAAGGCGCAGTGGGTGCCGCGCTGACTTCTGGCGGCGGAAACCCTATTCCTGTTGATGATCAGATCGCCGTAGGTGCCGCATTGGGCGCAGCAATCCCTATTGCGGGCGGAATCATTGGGGGCGCCGGTAAGGTTGCCAAGGGTATCTATCAGGGTGCCAACCGATTGGCTGGCGGTGGGCAGGATGCAGCCCTGAATGATCTGGTTGGCAGTGCAGCTCAAAACGCATCGCCCGCTCTGGCATCGCTACCAAAAGGCGCAACCCTTGATGAGATTGGTCAAGCAGCCAATGTCAGGAATGCGGCTTCCCAATCGAACGTGCTGGAAAATGCCTTGGCCGGTAAGTCTTCGGGCGCCCCGGTCGGTGCGGACTTTACGCAATACATTCCAGGCGCACCACCGCCAACGCTAGCGCAGGCGACCGGAAACTCTGGCATAGCTGAAATTGAGCGGGCCATGAACAGCCGGAACTCGGCGCCGTTCAATGCGCACGAAATGGCTACCAACGCAGCTCGGGGGAACTTCCTACAGCAGATCCGTGGCACTCCTGACACGCTGGCAGAGCTTCAAACGGCAAGGGACACCGTTACGGCGCCGATGCGTGAAGCGGCCTTGGCTAACACCACAGGACCGGCAGACGCCAAGCCAGTCGCTGACCTGATCGATAACATGCTGGCCGGTCCTGACGGCAAGCAAAGTGCCGTACGCGCCGCGCTCAATAAGGCGAAGGCTGGCCTGTTTGACCCAGCAGGTAACCTTGAGACTGATCCGTCCATGCTTTACGGCGTGCGCAAGGAGATCAACAACCTCATCGACCCACTCGCAGGATCTCCAACCTCTGACACGAAACTGGCAGCGGCGCAGCTCGGCAAGGTAAAGGACGCACTCGACGGCGTGATTGAGCCGGTAGCTCCAGGCTTTGGCGCTTACATCAAGACGTTTGCCGACATGTCGAAGCCAATCGAAGCGCAACGGTTCCTGCAAAGCCGTGATCTTACAGACTCGACCGGGAATCAGTTTTCGCTGAACAAGACGAAGCAGCTCATGCTGACAATCCAGAAAATGCAGTCGGCCCCTGGCGCCAACCCAGCCAAGTCTATTACCCCTGAACAAATGAGCGGCCTACAAGCGCTTCACGCGGATCTCCAGCGTCAAGCAAACTCGCAGCTTGGGATCGGCAAGAACTCAGCCACAGCCCAGCTATTGAACGGCAATTCATTGATCAATGGGATTACCGGAAACGGGGCCTTAGCTCAATTCGGCCCTCATACCTTGGGCGCCTCAGTGGGCGGCATGGTCGCCGGACCTTTGGGCGCCGCCGTAGGTGGCGGGGTTGGTCACTTGGCTGGCAGCGCCATGAACAGCGTTGCCGAGGCCCGGTCCGCGGAACTCAATTCAAAGCTTATCGATTTGCTTCTGGGCAAGGGTGGGCCTGAGTCTTTGAACATGCTCATGCCGAAGGCGCAACAGGGCTCCAGTAATGGGCTTAGCGAGCTGCTTGGCCGGGGGCTTGGCGCGGCGGCTACCACTGGCGTAAAGAACAAGTAACAATACCGGCAGGGCGGGGGCTATCAACCCGCCCGTAAACAAGTCAGCAAGAGCCATAGGAAAAAACCTCATGAGCCAGAACATCCCGATGGGGAAGCAGCAGTTTTTCGATATTAACGGTAAACCGTTGGTAGGCGGGAAAGTGTTCAACTACGTCGTGGGCACCACCACTCCGTTAACGACGTATCAGGATTCAGGTCTGACGGTGCCCAATACTAACCCGGTCATTCTCGATGCTCGCGGGCAATGCTCGATGTATGGGAACGGCAACTATCGGCAGATCCTTCAAGACTCAACCGGTGTGCAGATTTGGGATCAAGTCATCCTTGATGCCGCTGCAAACATCGTCATACCCGCAAAAGCAAACAGCATTCTTAACGTTCAAGTTTTCACTACGAATGGAACTTATACGCCGACAACAGGGATGAAAAATTGCTACGTCAAGTATTGCGGTGGTGGTGGTGGATCTGGCGTGGTCACCAACACATCGGCAAGCCAAGTTTCGGCGGCGGGCGGTGGTGCGTCTGGCAGTTACGGGGAGGCATGGCTTACGGCATTGCAGATCGGCGCCAACAAAGCCATCACCGTGGGTGCGGGCGGAACGGCGGGGACCGGCTCAAGTAACGGTGGCAACGGCGGCGTGTCCTCAATGGGCGTTCTGCTTATTGCTCCAGGCGGCGGTGGTTCCCCATTGGGCCCAGCCATCAGCACAGCAGCAGCGTTCATTATCTCTGGCGGAATTCCTGGCGGCGTCGTAACGGGCGGCAATGTAATTTCCGGTAATGGAACTGGTGGATCTCCAGGCCTTTGCATGCTCACGGCTTCCATTGGCGGCTCTGGCGGATCAACTCCGATAGGTATTGGCGGTCAAACCGGCGCCTCGATCACCGCAGGCTCTGGATATGGCGCGGGCGCAGCCGGTCAGTTTTCAGGTCCATCTAACGCTTTGGCAAAGGACGGGCTACCTGGAATCGGCGGGGCCTTTATAATCATCGAATATTCATAAACAGTCGCCCGAAAGGGCGATTTTACTATCTGGAAAATAGGGGCGGGTATGCAAATCAATGATCAGGCAGGAAGCACACGAGGGATGGGTGACAGGATTGG